CTGCCGTGTTTCTGGAGCCAGTGGTACAAGCTCCTAACGTATCCTGACCAACTGCCGTGTTTCTTTCGCCCGTTGTGTTGACATCTAAAGCCCCATTACCCACAGCCGTATTCCTGATTCCGGTTGTATTAGCAGATAAAGCATTAAGGCCAACGGCTGTTCCGTGAGTTCCCGTAGTGTTTGCTGCTAAAGCGTTATACCCAACAGCAGTCATTCCGCTTACTGTGGTGTTTGCTGCGAGAGAGTTCTGTCCCAAGGCAGTATTCGTTCCTCCAGTTGTGTTGGCTGCTAAAGAATCGTAACCAACTGCTGTGTTGTTAGAAGCTGTCGTGTTCGCTTCTAAAGCTGAAGCTCCAACGCCTGTGTTGTAGTTTCCAGTTGTGTTGGCCTTCAGAACTGAATCGCCAATCGCCGTATCGTAGCCTCCTGCCGTTGATACTAACAAGGCATCCTTACCTAAAGCAGTGTGATTAGAGCCTGTTGTATTGGCTGCTAAAGCACTTCTGCCTACCGCAGTATTTGATGCTCCTGTGGTGTTGGCAGTAAGCGATGATGAGCCTACCGCAGTGTTGTTAGCCGCTGTCGTGTTATTGGCAAGTGAATCTGATCCAATAGCCGTATTATGATCTCCTGTGGTGTTATCTGTTAAAGATGCAGCACCGACAGAAACATTGTAGGAGGCTGTCGTGTTCGCGTCTAAAGCATCCTTACCAACCGCAACATTTGAGGCACCTGTGGTGTTGGCTACTAAAGCAGAAGAACCGACTGCGGTGTTGTTAGAAGCAGTTGTGTTTGCTGCTAAAGCTGCTCTACCGAATGCTGAATTGTCAGCACCTGTAGTGTTCGCTCCTAATGCACTTAAACCAAGTGCAGAGTTTTGATCTCCTGTTGTGTTTGCATCTAGTGATTCAGCGCCCACTGCTGTGTTTTGAGTTCCTGTGGTGTTTGCTCCTAAAGAGTTATAACCAACTGAGGTGTTGTTAGAGGCTGTTGTATTAGCTGCTAAAGCACTTTTACCTACAGCAGTATTATTTGCACCTGTGGTGTTAGAACCCAATGAGCTTTTTCCGACAGCCGTGTTGTAGTTTGCGGTGGTGTTTGCTGATAACGCACCGTATCCAATACCAACATTCTCGGCTCCGGTTGTGTTGGCATCTAGTGATTCAGCGCCCACTGCTGTGTTCTCTGCGGCGGTGGTGTTTGCGATTAAAGCATCCTTACCAACCGCAACATTTGAGGCTCCTGTAGTATTTGCATTTAAAGCATCATGGCCTACAGCAGTGTTATCGCTTGCTGTCGTGTTCTGCGCTAAAGACCCCTTTCCCACCGCCGTGTTGTCAGCCCCAGTAGACGTAGCTTTTAAGGCATCAGAACCTATCCCAGTATTCTGAGATGATGTGGTTGCAGCAGTTCCTGCGTCATCTCCCACAAAAGTATTATCATTTCCTGTAGTTAAAGCATCTCCAGCTTGATAACCAATCGCTACATTATCAGTTCCAGATGTATTTGAGGTAAGTGCTTTATAGCCAATCGCCACGTTATCACTTGCTGTGGTTGCAGCAAGCAAAGAGGCTGAGCCAATCGCAATATTATTGCTCCCTGTTGTTAGAGCGCCCCCTGCGTTGTCTCCTACCGCAGTGTTATCTGTACCAGAAGTCACTGCATCAAGTGCATCTTCACCTATGGCTACATTATCCGTTCCGGTTGTTAAAGCTGTGCCTAAGTTGCCAGAACCTAGCCCTACGTTACCCGTACCGCCTGTTAAATCTAGTACATCAGTAACGGCGGCTCCTGAGCCTGCGCCATCAGTAACAACCATCTTAATTCCACCATTAGGAATTACGACATTAGCGCCTGTGCCTTGTGAAATAGTGACCTGATACCCAGCACTGTTTTGAATAATCCAAGTTTTGCTGACCGTATTAGGAGCAAGAGTTACTGTGTTAGTCGCAGTAGTAGAGCCTGTCAAAGTCAGTGCATAAGCCCTTGCAGCATCACTTGATCCATCTGCCATAGTAATGGTATGACTTGTGCCAGTGATTGCTTCAGAACCACTGCCCCATGCCTCAGCAATTAACTCAAGATTCGTGTTCGTGCTTGTTCCCCAGGTTCCTGATTCATCACCAGTAGCGATTTCTTTCAGCCTGAGATCATTTACATAAGTTGCCATTTAAGCTACCTCTTTCCATTCAGGAGTCTGGTCAGTATCCACCGAACTCCAGTTAGCTGTTTGTGAATTTGATACGGAAGACCAAGAACCGTCCTGAGTTGTTGATGCACCAGACCAATCAGGTGTCTGAGTAGTGCTGATACCGCTCCAGCTTGCTGTCTGATCTGTGTCAACAAGCCCCCATATGTTAATACTCGACGTTGTTGCTTCAACGCTGTTTCCGCTTGGCGTAACCACCGCATCGGAACCAGTGCTGACACTGCCAACGAGCGCCTGAGACTGAGGAGCCGTAACATCAATAACATTAGCGGTTTCAGTGCTAACACTACCAACAGATGCAGTAGCACCCGAACCAGTAACGCTGACACCAGCAGCGGCAGAAATACTAACGCTGCCAACATTAGCCGTAGCGGAATTTCCTGATACCGAAACTCCCGCAGAGGCCGAAGGGGTAACGCTCCCAACGGAGGCTGTAGACGCTGGCGCAGTGACTGATACGTTGGCAATGCCTGTAGCCGTGACCGAACCAACTGAAGCCGTTGCCGAATTGCCACTTGCGCTGACCGAAGCCGCCGCTGTAACCGTGACAGAAGACGTTGATACAGTGGCTTCATTTCCTGAAGCTGATACGCCTGCTTCTGCACTGACTGAAACGGAACCGACTGAGGCTGTTGTGCCTGGCACTGCCTCTTCTGCATCACCCCATGTGCTTTCGCCCCATGCAATGTTGCTGGAGTTCCATCCCTGAAATGCGACTTTTGCATCTGCCATTCCATTAACCTGTTAGGCAATCCTTATAATTGCGTTTGAAGCGTCTGCTGCTGGGAATGCAATCGTAAAATCACCAGCCGTACTTGTTTTATCGCCACCAAATGCCAGAACAACCACCGCTCTGTTCGCTGAACCTGCCGTGGTGCTTGAGTTGTAAATCAATGCCCCGTTTGCGGTTATCGTGGCTGAACTCCATGTGGTATCAGCAAAGTCTGTCAGTGCTGTCGTTCCAGAAGTTGAAGGATCAACATTCGTTAATGTATTTCCTCCCGCAGTGTAGTTCGTGCCGGACACCTCATTTGTGGTCGTATAGGCCGTAGTTGAGGCAGACATCGTGCTACTACTCGTGTACAGAGCAATCTTAAAGGTATTACCTGTCCCTGTAGTCGTGGTTGTGCCACCACCCGATCCGTTATGAAAATTATGAATACCCTGAAGTAATTCACTCTTGAAAGACGTTGCTACCGCTTGGGTATGGGCCATCATAGCCTCCTTAAAATATCTGCCATGTCTTTATGGCCTTGTTGTGTCAAAAGATTAGCAAGCGTTGTTCTGTCGCTTTGTATTGCGTCATTACAAGCCTTAACAATCACATGGAAAAGTCTTCGCTTAAACGCCTCTGCCTGCTCTCTTACCTCTGGGTTTGCACCCTCGGCAATAGAAACCACCTTGGGAATTGCTCTTTCAGCAATTTCTTCTGGGGTAAAACCTCTGTTTTTAGTGGTATGCACCACGCAGGTTCCTGGCTCTACTTGTGCGCTTATATTTAGCATCAGACTCTTTCTTTCCTTACAGCACCGCTACGATAACTGTCCGTTGTACTATAACCTTCGCCCAATGACTTCAACTGCATCAGAGCATCTTCATATTGCTTCTGGTACGCAGCGAACACATCAGGCTCTCCTTTCATAAAAGTGTATCCTTCCACAAGACAGCCGTAGAGCAAAGCAGTTTCTGCGTTATTACCCAGCCAGCTTGTACCGTCTGCTGACGTAGTAATAGACGTAGGTTTATAAAAATAATGCAGTTCTACTGTGTAATTGCTGTTAGGTGTCGGCCCTAAGATAAATGAAGCATCATCAAACATGGCGTAATACTTCGGTGTAGCCGTTGTTGTAGAGACCGGATAAGCCTCTCGGATGAAATTAACGTCCTTGAAAATAAGAAACTCATAGCCGCTGTTGTCAAGCGCCAGAGAATATGGAGACATAAAGTCCGTAGGCGTTGAAAGATATGCCGTTCCAGAGGTCATTGTGCCTGTAGAGTTCTTTCTGAAATCAGGCAACTGCACCGACTTTAGTATTCTGTTTTCTGCCTGAACGATCATATTGGCAAGATTATTTTCAAAAGTCGTTTCAGAGTTTTGCAAGTAATCCTTAATCGCGTTTTGAAGCGTTGTATATGTCCAAGCCATTATCCTGTACTCACTGTCACTTTTCCGACCTCAGCCGTAATATCCAAACCTACCGTTCTGCTACCCAAGGCGCTGTTACCGCCGCCCACAGGGTCAAAGGCAAAAAGTCTTCTGCTTTCTGCTAGTCCCTGATCGGGCCTTGGGTCTCTCAATGCCTGTGGATCTGCTGTTTTAAGACGACCCAACTGCAACTGAGGCTGATCTTCATCAACCACATCACGACCCACCAGCAAACCATTGGGCCTGCCATTTTCTATCTGTGGAACTAAATCCTTCAACGGATACCTGAATCCCGTCCTGTCACAGAACCCGAAAGCCTTTTTACCTGTAGCGTAACTACTCATACTCGGCTATACCCCCCAGGAACCATAAAAAACGATGACTTATCTCTGTCGGCATCTGCCGCCAAATCCCACTGCTCATCGTAAATTTGCTTTAATAATGGTGCTCTGTCAGATGCTTCAGGTCTTTTAACGCTGATGTAATAAGCCAATCCTGCTGCCATGCAAGGCAAAAACCTTGCAGGAATATCAACATTATTGGAAGCGGGACTCCCTGTATCCTCTACACGCTGAATGTAGTAATAATTAACCTTATAGGTCTCTGCATCATCAGGCACAGGCCATACATTCAAAGCAATAGCATCTGGGTCTTTTTCAATCCAATATTGAATCGGACGACCCTGAGTCAACTTATTGGTCAGATGTGAATACTGACTGATTGAAATGCGGCTCATGGTCAGATCGCTCTGCTTATCAGCATCGCCATCATCAGTCCTTAACGAAGCCTCAATCACATCTAACTGATCGCCTGCTAAAGCATAACGACCAGTACCTGCTGTAAGCGTCTGAGAGCCTTCCTGAACCGTCCAGAGGTTTAACCCCTTGTTCTGCCATTCCAGAAACATTAAGTCCAAGCTACGCCTTGCTGTGCGATAGTCGTAACCACTACGCAATTCAAGACCAGCCCGTTCATAGGCTTCTTCAAGAATATCGCTCAAGTCCAGATTAAACGAATAAGTGCCACTGGTTGCCATTTATACGCATCTCCCTGATTCACGCATTAAGCGCGTCATCATTCTTGGATTTCTTTTTACCCCTTTGGGGAGCGTTAAAATAGTTCTGTTACCTTTAGTAACAGGCCCATTTTTTACCTGCTTTCCCATTTGCGCCCGACTAATTGCCATCAGCGTTTCTTCTTAGCCGTTTTCTTTTTGGCAGTTGCTTTCTTTTTAGGAGCCGCTTTTTTCTTTGCGGCTACTTTTTTCGGCGCTGCCTTTGGCTCTGGCTCTTTCTTTTCTGACTCCGGCGCTTTTTTCGGCACGACATTAACTGGTCGTAACTCCGCAAGTCTTGCCTTAGCTTCCTTTTGGCTCATTGCGTCAAATACAACTACGTCAAACTCACCATCAGCATTTTTACTGCCAATCTGGTAAACCGGATCACCCATAGTGTCAGGGTGCATGGAAGTACCATTTTGAAAGATTTCTAGCTTTGCCATGATTCTCTCCTACGCATAATTTTTAATCATTTTCAGAGTAACGGTATAAGCATCACCACTGGAATGTCCTACCGTGGTAAATTGTATATCACCCGTTTTCCCTGAACCTGAATTATTCTTTAAGCTGCCGAAATTGCTGTAGTCCAAGGTATCTGCGTAATCCGCAGGCAAATGAAGACATAGCACATCCGTTGTCGCATCCCACAAAAGTTTTACACTCATGCCAAATGTCGAGAACGTCACCGATTCTATGGAAACCCCATCACAAGCAGCCCCTGTCATTGGATCGGCTTCAAGGGAAGAAACATCCACCTTTGTTACCGCAGACTCGCCAGTGCCATCACTGACGTTGGTAAAGCTCATTACGACATGTCGCGCTCCATCCTGAATGGTTTGACTTGTTACCGTATCAGCCATTTTCTATCTCCTTAAATAGTCAGATGGAGCCGAAGCTCCATCCAACTAACAATTAACTACTCAAACGGTGTAGCCAATGTGCCGTCACCATGCAAGAAAGCCTCGCAATGCCAAACCGCCGCACTGGTTGCTACTAAGCGAATCACGCCACCCACAAGCCAGCCCTGTGCTGCTGAACCCAAATCAATGGTGTCATCATCACTGGCATCAGGAATGAAGGTGTTGTTATCGGTAGCCGTTGCCGGATCAAAGATCGTAGCAAAACCAGAGAACAAGTCACTGGCATTGTCCGTATTGATCTGCCCTGCGCCTGAGAAGGTTGTTCCAACGATAAACGTGTAGTTCAGACCAGCCGCTGCCGTAGGTAACGTAACCACGATACCTGCGGCTCGGTTTAGAGTGTAAACCGTACCTGAATCGGTAGACTCAACGCTCTTGGTCGCAGACGTAATGCTGCTGACGTTGGCATAAGAGGAAACATAGCCCGTTGTGGTGATATTACCGCTGGTGTCAATATCCAGATTGGTGGTAATAGCGCCTGTTCCAGCCGTCTTGCTGATTTGTTCAAATCCGCCTTCAGACCGAACTGGGCCGTTAAAAGTTGTATTAGCCATTTCTTTCTCCTGTCGTGGCTAGTGTCAGACACGCCATGTGTCTGTCAGGAAAAAGGAAAGCGACCTGCTAATTGATTAACAGGCATTTTGTTATGTTAATAAAACAAGTCGCCTTCCCTCATTGCTTACGCTCCTGGCGAACCGTAGATTCCCAATGGGTCAGAAACACCGAAAGAATAACGCTCTCTAGCTTTGTAGCGAACATTACCCGTATCGAAGTCACCGTCCATTGAAGTTTCTAAAGCAGTACGCTCGAAGTGTCTCAAGCCATTTGGCACATCAGTAATGATGTAGAAGGAATCTGAGTCAGTCAGATAATGATTGACCGAATATCCTTCTGGAACGATACCCATGCTGCGTACAGCATTGATGTCGTTATCCGCCGTTCCGACTCTTTGATCTGACTCAAGAAGCCGTGTGGCAATAAACATTCCAGCAGGCGGAACCAACAAACGTCTTGGTCTAGCCGCGATTAGAAGTCCACGCTCATCTGTGAGAGCCGCAATCGTTACAATCGCTGCCTCTAGTGAGGTTTCGTTCAAATCAGCCGCTGTCGCAGGACGATTATCGTTCTTACCGCCGTCCACCCGTGGGTGTCCGTCACCGCCAGTTACACCATCACCAGATGCAGTAAAGAGGTTAACCCCATCACCTGTCTGGTAAGAATTAGTGAAACCGTTGTTTAGCGGGTTCGCTGCTTTCACCTGCTTGGTGTAAGCCATTGCACGAGCAAGAGCTTTGGTATAACGAGCCGATAAAGAATCATATAGATTATCTTCCATCGCCTCTTCTGTTATCGCAAAACCCATTGCAATCGTTTCATGGTTATACCTTGCAGTGTACGCTTCCTGTGCAGAATCGTAGGAAATTGCATTTCCTTCGTCCTTAACAGGAGCCGCACCAAAGCCGCTCAGTTTCACCTCTTCCTCGAATGAACGCTCTGACGAGGCCGTATCATAAATAACGGCATGTTCATCCTCGTACTTTTCATACTCCAAGCCGAATAAGGCATTAAGCCCTGGCAGGAGTTCTTTAAGCATTTGTGCTCTTGAAATAGCCATGCTAGTTCTCCTTTATATGCCTGTAGTATTGATTAGCTGATGACCCGCGTTGAAACGGAAGATACCATCAGTGAAGGAATCGCCAACCGAACTGGAAGGACCATCGTAAAAATCGACAATCCTAATCGGTAGCGTGTTAGTTGTTGCAACTGTAGACGCATCACAAGCATTTTTGCTTCGACCAATCGTGGTTGAACCCGCTGTTTGAACAACAGCAAAGTTTGCACCAAGACCAGTTTGAGCAATAGCCGCATCACCTTGCATCCTGAACAATACGTCAGGATCAATCAAAACATAAGCCGCTATATCGGAAGCCGCTGTATCGGCTGGAAATGTTTGATTAAAGGTCATTTGACTTGTGCTTGGGTCTGTGTATTTACAGCCCATAAAAATACCTATAGGGGTCAAAGAAGTTGTGCCAGTGTCTTTTTCAACCGTTCCGGCAGTCACCAATTTGACAAAATCCCCATAGAATATAGCGGTGTTATAAGCCGAAGCAATCTTGATATGAACAACTTTTCCTGTAAAGGAACCGCTGCTCGAACAAGTGCCAATAGGCTCTGCACCATTTGGAGTGGCAGATGTAGCCATCTAAGTTTCTCCTAGATTCTATTAAACACAAAAGACTACATCTTAAAAAAAGATGTTAGCCTTTCCCAAAGACAGTGCGCGTACTTTTCTCCGGTCTCAACAAGGGCATACGCGGATCATTCTCTCTCATGTAGTTGTTGTCCACGGACTCCATCTGTTTTTCTGCCAAATCTTGAAAATGTGCATTTCGGGCATCCATTTTTTCTTTTGGAGCCTTGCATAATAACAAGCCACCGACCTCAAGATTCCCCTTAAACGGGGAATTGATATCAGACTGAATATGAAGTTCTGGATGTTCTTCTGCCTTAACAGGTGTCCATCCATCTCTAAACTTCTGGGATACATTCGGGTTATCCGATTGACCCATTACACTGGTTCTAACCCAGCGAAAAACCCAGCCATCCTGCGGATCAGGTGTTGGCAAAATCGAAGAAGGAACCCAAGAATCATTACTTTCTCGGACATCTTCTGCACGACTATCGTGAGACCTTGGGGTGCGCTCATCAGCCATTTTTCATCTCCTTAACGAGTTGTTTGGCGTACTGCTCATTGGTTAACCCAAGTCGTTTAGCGAGAGCGACTTGAGTGGACGTTAACTGCACTTTGCGTGGTTTAGCTCCATTGTTCCTTGCGGAAGGAGCGACCACGGACGAAGGTTGACTGGTTGTCGCAGGCGCGGCTTGTCCATTACCGCTCACATCTTCTGATGTGTTGTCCTTCCAGCCATAATCATTGAAACGGCCCCTCATGCCTTGATCTATGTAAGTAAAATACTGATCTGAATTGGGCGATAGCCCATTATCCTTTATGGCTTCTTCATGGAGAGCATAAGCATACGCTGTCATGCCCTTATGTTCTTCATCACCAAACCAAGGATTTTTTTCTCCCCATTCCTTTGCTTTCGGTTCCGGCTCAGGAATTGTCGGGGCAACAGGCTGTTGATAGGTAGATTGTACCTGCCTTTGATAAGCGGCCTGTTGTTCCGGTGTTGGCTGGGGTGGCAGATTATTTTCATAACGCTGCGCTTCATTCAGTTCAGCTTGGGCTCGAATCATATCTTCCTGAGAAGCGACAATACTATCGGTATTACCTTCCTCGTAAGCCTTTCGATATTGAGCTTTTGCGCTATCTGCTGCCAACTGTGCTTTTTCTTTAATCTGTGAAACCAATACGTTCTCGCCACGGTTTATCAAATTTTCATATTCTTGATTTTTTGCGGCAAGTTGTTGATTTTGCTGATTAAGTGTTTGAGCGGCTTTAACCGCTTCATTTGCAAGACGTTCCGCTTCCCTTCGTTTGTAAGTGGCTTTGTCCAAACGCTTTCTGACACTGGCGCTGTATTGATCCAGTTCTTCATCGCCTGTTGGTTCTTCTGCCGCTTTCTTAGAAGGTGGCTTATCGTCTATGATTTCCAAATCCAGATCGGACTGCTCAGTAGCGGTTTTCTCCTGATCGGACTTCTTGGCAATTTGCGTCTTAACACCGAAGAACCTGTCCTCGGCTGACGTTGGTGCAGCGATAGACTCTGCCTGGTCTATACTGGTTTCTGTTGCTTCACTCATACCTTTACGATACCCCGTGGGTCTTCGACCACAGCTTCTACGCTGTCGTCATTGATTAAACGGAACTCTTTCCCATGAACCGTGAATCTTGTTCCTGTGTAGGAGCGCATCACAATCCAATCCCCTTTTTTACAAAATGGGCCTGTTGGAAAACGGTCTTTATTAGAATAAGCATCCGGCCCCATGTCCAAGACAAAACCGACAATACTGCCGACTTCTTCATTGTGCATCGTTTCTCTAGCTTTAATAATACCGCCATCCGTTTTCTCATCAGGTTCTGGTAGAGCAATCAGTATCTTATAGCCCTGTGGCTCTGGCATCTGACTGGCTTTGCGAGTCTCTGATTCATCAAGCTGAATTTCTTCAACATTTTCCTCAGTCTCGTTTACTTCTGCTGTTGCTAATGATCTTGCCATTAGTTGTCTTCCTTGCACTGGAAATGGGTGTCCAGAGTCACCTGCGTTGCCTTATACAACGATGTTATGCTTCCTCAATCTTCTTTTTAAGATCAAGCAATTCTCTTTCCGCTGTCGCCAGTCCTTCTATTACTCCGCAACAACGAGTATATTCATCAAAACTCTTACAACCCCCAGTGCTTACATGGTCGCTCATCTCATTCATCATTTCTCTAAACTTGTCTCTTAAAAAGTCCAGTTCGTCCATGTATCTTCACATCACCCTAAGAGGGTTTTCCTTCTGAATTTTTATCATCCATCAGGTCTTTTGCAATTTCTTTGCCTAATTTAGCACCTTCAAGCTGTGATTTACTAGCAATTCTTTTCGATTCAAGTTGCTCCCTGCTATTGTCTTCTGCAATTCTGACTGCCAACTTAGCTTCCTCCAATCGCTGTTGCTGGGACAACTTCTCTCTTTCAAGAGAAGATTTATCCATCGATTTTTGCAAATCAAGTTGAATCTTAGCCATGTCTGACTGCGCTTTAGCCTGAGCCTGCTGTTGTTTAAGCTGCAATTCTTGCTGTTGCATTTGAATGATCGGGTCTTCTGCCTGCTCCATCTGCTCCTGCATCTGTGCTTCCCGCTGGTCTTTGCCAGTAAGTTGCGCGGCGGCTGGCGCAACCAGCCTTGAAAGCCTGAGTTCGATGTCCTCTGGTAAAGGCTCGTTGGGACCAGGTAACGGAACACCCAACTCTTCTTCGATTTTTTTTCTGTAAGCAAACGCAACGTGTTCTGAGATGTGCGCTGCCATTGCAGCTTCTGCTGCCTTAGCCGTAGGACTCTGAGACATGATTTCCATAATCTTAGGGTCTTGGATGAGAGCCGTATGGGTTTGAATGTGCGCTTCGTGATCCTGATAAATGAACGCTTTAACTGGTTCACCGTTAATGATATTCATATTTTCTGTCACCGGATCAGCAATATCCACTTCGTCTTCAAGTGGTACGATCTTGTCTGAATCACGGATACCGAGAACTTCCAACATCTGACGGTGTAATAACGGCATATCGTACATCTGCGGAGCCTGTGTCGCTAATTGTAACGCTGCCTGATACTGCATAATGCGTTGCGCCATCGTGCCTGCGTTGGGATCACTGACCGGAATAATGTCCACGCGATCATCAAAGTCTTCGGGCAATAATTCACCGCCTGAAACCGCATAAGGATACTCGGTGGGGCCAAAATCTCGCACAATGCCTGAAAGAATCCGTAATTCTTTCTTCATGGACGCATGAAGCCTTGCCTGAACCGCGCTCATCACCTTCATAGAGCGTTCTAAAATGGCTAAAGTTGTGCCAACTGGCGCTTCGGCGTTCATATCCGAGGCTTTTACATCCCCCGCAGAGGCAAATCGCCTGCCTTCGGTAACAATATCGCCTAATAGCTGATAAAGGACGTTGGATGGCTCTTTATAGGGCAAAAAGGTGATGTTATCGCGGATTGCACCGCCCGGAACGTCCACATCCCTGAATTCGCCGGGCATAATCGGCGTATCATCGCCCTTGATGCGTAATCCACGGGATTTTAACCCGCCAGGCAAGTTGGAAAGCGTTCCTGCGTCCACTAATTGCCGTAAAACACTGGTTGCAGACTTCGCCAATCCACCAATCATGTGAATTAAGCCAAATCCGTAGAATCCAATGCCAGGCAAATACTGATAATGAACAAAATGCTCCCGTTTCATTCTCATCGGGTCGTTTTCATACCAGTTTCTGCGTATCGACAACACTTTTCGACTGGATTTGTCGATACTCACCACATAAGGGAGCGCAATACCCGTGGGTTCGCCGTTTTCTTTATCCTCAAACCCAACCAAATCCATCTCTGCCTGTACTTCAAGAATAGTGTGACGGTTATCGAACTCATAATTGGCCGAACCGCCTGTTAACTGGTTATATTTACGCTCAATTTCGCCCGTATCAGGGCTAGGATCAGGTAAATCAATATCACTATAAAATCCTGAGACCTGTAATTTGCGTACCTCATTGCTGGTACGCTTCATAATATGAGTAGCACGTTCACAAGTGACCAGATCAGAGGCTCCATAGCTCACTACAAAGTCTTCTGCAGGCACAAACATCGAACAAGGCCGACCCATATTCGGGTCGTAGTACACTTTTCTAAAAGCAGAACCCGCTAAAGGCAAAGAAAACAGCATCTTTTCTGTTTCTGAGCGATATTCGGTCATCTTTTCCGTAATGAGATAGTTCAGGTAGTCCCGAACCCGCTCTGACTGCTGTGCTTTTTCGTCAGTAATCTGTCCGACCACTGAAGTCTTTACTGGCCCAGCCGCAGGAAATATCTCCTGAATGGATTGAGCCTGAAAGCGGATTACCGCTTCGGTCAAGACCGGATGAAATACTCCGCAAGCCCCGTCCCAAGGTTGCGTCCGGTCTTCGTTCTTGAGCCCCAGAAGATCAAGTCCGTTGATGTAAGTATCTTCCCAATCAGATCGGGAATCTCTGTCAGCCTCAAACGCCCCTATAAGCTCGGAAGCAATTTGAGTTAAGTCTTCGTCTTCAATCAGATCAGCCAGATTCGCGTTA